ATGCTCTCTATCTGGGGATTAAGGATGGCTATATAGGGGCTATTATTGTTGATGAGATCCATAAGGCTAAAAACGGAGGCTCTCAACAGGGAAAAGCCCTTAGATTTTTGAAAGCTCCAGTTAAGATAGGATTATCTGGTACTCCAATGAATAAAGCGGAGGATCTGTGGAATATCCTTACATGGTTGGGAGTAGAGAGGAGATCCTTTTATAGTTTTAGAAATGCCTATTGTACTATGGGAGGTTTCGGAGGCTATAAAGTAATCGGATATAAAAACTTAGATAGCCTCAATGCTGAGTTAAATACTGTAATGCTTAGAAGAAAGAAAGAGGAGGTACTAGATCTCCCTCCTAAGCTGTACAGTACTGAGTATGTAGAACTTACCACAGCTCAGAAAAAACAGTACAGGGATATTAAAAATGGCATTGTAGCGGATATGGAGAATATCTTAGCCTCTGTTAATCCTCTTAACTGTACTCTCCGCCTCAGACAGCTTACCAGCGGTAATCCTAACTTAACAGATGATAGCCCTAAGCTGGATCGTATTAAGGAGATGCTGGAGGAGATTATCCCTAACGGTCACAAGGCTATCATATTTTCTCAGTGGAGCACGATAGCTAAGGATCTGGGGATAGAGCTTAGTGAATATGATCCGATTGTAATTACAGGAGAGGTACCTCCAGAGCAGAGGCAGAGATTAGTAGACAATTTCCAGACTAACCCACACTGTAAAGTAGCTATAGGAACTATCGGAGCTATGGGTACTGGATTAACTCTAAATAAAGCCTCTTATGTATTCTTTATGGATAAAGCATGGAATAGCGGAGATAATGCACAGGCTGAGGATAGAGCCCACAGAATAGGTACCGTAGGGGCTGTAAATGTAATCTCTATGGTGGCTAAGGGTACCATAGATGAGGCGGTAGAGGATTATCTGTTAGAAAATAAAGATCTCATTGATCGAGTAGTAGACGGTAAAGGATCTAAGCAGGATATTAAAACCATCCTTAACAAATTACTTAGCATTTAATATACAGGTGTGGTATAATAACTCAAAATGGAGGTACATAATGAGAGCGATAACAATAGATGCAGATACAGGAAAAAGAGTATACACAAGGAAAGAGGTAGCGGATCTGGTAGGAGCCTCTACTCAATCTATCCGCCTCTGGGAAGATGCTGGAGCTATTCCAGCCAGTGTAAGAGATGAGGGAGGCTATAGATACTGGTATGAGGAGGATCTGGAGGCTATAAAGGCTTATGCCTCATTACCGAGAAAAGCAAAACTTAAAAAGTAGCCCTAAGTGTGAGGAGAGTGTAACAGCTCTCCTCTTTTTTTTTTGTCCTTAATTTTGAGGGCTATCTAAAAATTTACCGTTTGTGTGATTAGGTTAAGTATCAAAAGAAAAGGAGGTAAGCAGGATGCTTAAAATCAGTTTTACAAATGCTGAGGTATCGGATCACGGATACGGTTTAGAGGTAAATGGTAAATCCTTAGAGGATATTATTTCTACCGCCTTAGGAACTAAACTTAAGGGTAATGGTGGTTATGGATCTGGATTACCTAGCTTTAGCTCTAATAGCTGTGATGTAACGGTTACTATCAATCCACACGATAAAGAGTGTGAGATTGAAACAGGGGATAACGTGTGGCACAGCGTAGAGGAAATGGAGGCAGAAAAGAGTGAGCAGTTTCAAGAGGAAAATGCAGAGGCAGATCCAGAAAAATAATGGTACCCTCCTCCACAAAAAGGTAGTAGCTAGAAAGATGGGCTGTAAATCCGTGGAAGAGTATAACCGTAGAATGGCACGCAGAGAAAAAAATTTAAAAGAGATGGAGGATAACAAAGATGGCAAATGAGTTTACAGCAAGGGTAGCAGGTATCAGCGTAGAGCTGGGTATGAGTGTACAGAATAAGAGTGGTATCTGGTGTAAGCCTACAGTAAAGATGGATATTAAGATTGATGGAGGTACGAACCCTCAGCAGAGAGAGGCTATTATTAAACAGGCTTTTGATGAGGTTTGTGATAACATTGAGAAAACCATCTCAGAGATGGAGTAATACTTACAGGGGGGGGGAGAGTATCTCTCCTCTCTCCTTAACTGGAGGTAATTATGGCAAAACAGATAAAAGTAAGAGAGGATAATTACTTTGCTGTACAGGGCTGGATGGTAACAGAGCTAAAGCTAAAGGGTAACGCACTTATGCTCTATGCGATCATCTACGGATTTTCTCAGACTACTAACACAGCTTTTACAGGGAGTGTAGACTACCTCTGTGAGTGGCTGGGTGGTGTATCAAGACCTACGGTAATTAACACTTTAGATAACCTAGTTAAGCAGGGGCTCCTCACTAAGAGTAGTACCACTAAAGGAGCTCTCATTTACAACAGCTATACAGCTTTAAGACCGAGTAAAAAAATTTTATCCGATGAAGATCCAACGAGTAAAAAAACTTTATCCGATACGAGTAAAAATTTTTTACTCAATAAAGATAGTAAAGATAATATAGAAAAATCCATCTCTAAAGAGATGGAGGGCAAAGCCCCTAAAAAGAGATCTTATAGTACTATCTTAGAGGATCCTGTTAATAAGTTTGTGAAAGAGGCTCTTAGTAAATTTATCCAGTATTGTAGGGGTAAAAACTATACTCCTAAAGTAACTACGGTAGAAAAGTTTGCTAATACTCTTAGAGATAATGCTGGAGAGGATCCTGTAGTGGCTTTGGCTATCGTGGATCAGAGTATAGATAAGGGATGGAAAGATCTCTATCCGCTTAAGAATTATGGTAGACAGGGAAAGCCTACAGCGGTTAGTAAAAAGTTTAGTGGTAATACCCTTAAAGATGCTGAGGGTAAAGATATTGTATTTTAGTAATCTGGAGGAGAGTGTAAAAGCTCTCCTCTAAATTTTTGCCTCTTTTGTGATTAGGATTACTCAAAAGGAGGTAAAAGCGGATGAAATGCTATGCAAGTGATTATTGCCAGAAAGATAAAAGCTCCTGTAGTGATGTATGCGGAGGCTACAGAGTACTTAGAGCTTTATACAATTTAAGCAGGATCCCAGAGAGATACCGTTATACTATTTCTCTTAAGCCAGAGAATGGAGAGGATCTGGAGGCGTTTACAGTGCTGGATAATTATAAAAATGATGTGCTCAATATGGTAGATGAGGGCAGAGGCTTATATATCTGGGGAAAGAGTACAGGGAACGGTAAAACCTCATGGGCTTGTAAGATTATGAGTTACTTTTTCAGAAAGATAGCTTTTAATACAGGGCTGGAAAATGAGGGGTTATATATTTTTCTCCCTACTTTCTTAGAAGATCTCAGAGATAACTATGATAATAAAGATCCAGAGTTTGATGAGATACTCAGAATGATAAAAACCTGTAGGCTCCTCATCATAGACGATATAGGAGCAGAGAGGGTAACAGATTGGGTAAGGGAGAGGATGGTAAGCATCATAAATACCAGAGTATCTAATAACCTCACTACGATCTATACCAGTAACCTCTCTCCAGAGGAGCTTAGGAGTGAGTTAGGGGATCGGATAGCCAGTAGAGTATTAGGATCCTCACAGGTAGTAGAAATTACAAGCGGAGATAGGAGGGGATTATAAATGGCTAATATGATTGAGCAGAGCTTACTCTGTAAGGTATTAGATGCTCCAGATCTGGAGATCCTCCACTCTAACGGAGTAATAGAGGAGATGTTTCTTACCTGTAAGGATGAGATCCATTTTATCATAGAGCATTACAACAGCTATAAGCAGATGCCAGATAAACTAACCTTTTTAAGCAAGTTCAAAGATTTTCAAATGCTGGAAGTTACAGAGAGCACAGATTACTTAGTATACAAGCTCAAAGAGGCTTACACATATACTAAGCTGGTGCCTCTGATTGAGGATACAGCAAAGGTAGTAAAAGAGGATAGTATTAAGGCTATTCAGTACCTCAAAGAGGAGATAGAAAAGCTGGAGAAATCCGTACCAGTGAGCAGGAATAAAGATGGCTATGATATTATCTCTAACGCTGGAGATCGTCTTACAGAGTATAAAAAGCGTTGTGAGGTAAAGGGGCTTATAGGTATTCCTACAGGTATCCCTAAGCTGGATGAGATTACTAATGGCTGGCTCTGGGGAGAGGATCTGGTAGTACTCACAGGGCGTACTAATGTGGGTAAAACATGGATCGGAGAGTACTTTGCTACTATGGCGTGGAATATGGGTTATAAGATCCTTATGTACTCTGGAGAGATGAGTACCGCTATGGTTGGTTTTCGTTTTGATACCCTCAATAAGCACTTTAGTAATATGGGGCTCCTTAATGGATCTGGTACTCTGGGAAAGAAACCAGATACAGACGGAGCAAAGTACTTACAGGAGGATTACGAGAAGTACATAACACAGCTCCAGCAAAAGAGCGGATTTATCGTAGTTACTCCAGATGATTTTGAGGGGCGTAAGCCTAATGTGGATGAGATCAAGAGCTTAGCTATTAAGCATGGGGCGGATATGATCATAATAGATCAGCTCTCTCTTATGAGTGATAAGCGTAGGGCGGATATACCTAGAATAGCTTATAACAATATCTCAGAGGATCTCTTTTTGATGAGTAAGGAGCTTAAAAAGCCTGTACTCCTTATGGCACAGGCTAACCGTGAGGCAGTTAAGAACCGTAAAAAGGGAGAGAGCCCAGAGCTCCATGATTTGGCAGAGAGTGACGGTGTAGGACAGAACGCCACAAGAGTATTATCTCTATCCGTGATAGATGGCACTCTTAAGATCAGCATTAAGAAAAACAGATATGGTATCAATAACAAAGAGGTACTTATGATCTGGGAAGTAAACACAGGATACCTTAAACCTCTCCTTAGTGAAAATCCAGAGGAGAGCACAGAGGATAAAAAGGACGATAAACCAGACGGAGAAAAGGATAAAGGAGGAGAGAAAGATTATGGTTTCTAAAGGCGGAGTACCTAAGGGGAGGATCATCCCTGTATATCTTACAGATGAGGGAGATGTGTACCCTATTTATTTACATGAGATGGGAGAGTTAGAGATTATCCAGAGGCTTGTAGCAGGTATCTTAGATAATAAGATTGTGGTAGATACTAATACCAGAATTAACTCAGAGAATGATAAAATCTCTATTTTTGATTTAAGTAAGAAAAAATAATAAAAATCTCTCTAAATGTTACCTCTTTTTCTGATTAGGTTAAGTAAATCGGAAAAGGAGGTACTTTTTTATATGACGATTACAAGTAAGGAAGTAGCGGAGATGCTGGGAAAGAGGCACGATAACCTCTTAAGAGCGATCCGCAAATATATTACACAGTTAGGAGAGGAGGCTCCTAAGTATTTCTCAGAGGATCCAGATAAGGGCGGTAGATTGTATCACATTACTAAGGATGGCTGTGATCTTATGGCAGGGCGTATTATCGGAGCTCAGAGTGAGGTTTTTAAGGCTAAGTATGCTCCAGTGTTTGGAGAGGAGGCTCCTGTAGAGGTGGTAGAGGAAAAGCAGGAGGAGCCACAGGAGAAAGCCTACACAGTAGAGGAGGTAGCCCAGATCTTAGGCTGTAGTGAGAGAAATGTTTACAGAAATATCCAGAGCGGAAAGCTGGAGGCTGTAGAGCGTGAGGTAATGATCCCTACTCTTAAGAAGTTTGTAACAGAGGAGGCTCTGGAAAAATATAAAGCAGGGAGGGCTAGTTAATGAATTACTTTGAAATGAAATGGAGGCTCTCCGCTTGCAGAATACAGGCAGGATACTCACAGGCAGAGGTAGCAGAGATCTTAGGCTGTAGTGACAAGACTATAGTTAGCTGGGAAACAGGTAAGACAGCTCCTAAGATGGAGAAAGCACAGGAGCTTAGTGATCTGTACGGTATCCCTCTGGCTTATATGGATTTTTCAAAGGCTGGAAACTCCACACCTCTTAGAGAGCGTGAGAGTGAGCCACAGATCCCAGCTTTTTAATTTATAGGAGGAAAAAAAGATGATTAAAGGACAGTTTGCAAAAAATTTACACAAAGCAGTTTCAGAGAGAGGGATTAAGCAGGTAGAGCTTGCTAAGGTGCTGGAGGTACCGCCTACTACAGTAAATGGGTGGATGAGAGGAGCCCATTTACCAGACATTGAGAAGTTAATGGAAATTTGTGATTATTTGGAAATGCCTGTAGGAGAGATGTTAGGAGATCATAGACATATTAACGATTTAGACGAGGTTAAGCATCTTATGGATGTATCGCTTAAACAGAAAGCCTATATTGAAAATTTAGAGGCGGAGCTTAATGAGTGTAAAATGTTAAATAATCAGCTTATGAGCGATCTGGATGCAGATGAGGGGCTTGCAGAAATTTGTGTGAATGAGTTTATTGCAGATACCATAAAGGCTGTAAAAGACGCTGGAGTAAAGAAGATTACGGTTGAGTTTTGATAAAGAAAAAGAGCCAGCTTTTGCAGGCTGGCTCCATCCAGAGGATTACTCCTCTTTAAGATTTTGTAGCTCATTGATGCGTTGAGCTAATCCCTTAAGTAGCTCCAGATCCTTATCTGATAGTGAGATAGATAGCTTAAATAAATCGTATAGAGAGGGCTTACTCTCTAAGATCTTTGAGATTAAAGCAGGATCAGTAGAAAACTTTTCCTGTGAGAAAATCTCTGGATCTCTTAGGAGATCCGTAGCATCTATCCCTAGATAAGTTGCTACAGCCTCAATCCTATCCATTCTAGGAGTGTTCTTTCCAGTACACCATTGAGAAACTGTAGAGGAGCTGTAGTGGAGATCGTTGATTAGATCTTGCTGAGTTTTACCTTTTACCGCTAGGTAGTAGGTAAGTGCTTTAGCAAATGTACTCATTGTTTTTACACCTCCTCTCCTTTGAGGGATAAGTTAATTATACAGTATTACAGAGAAAAAGTAAAGTAAAACAGAGATAAAACTCTGCAAAACAGAAAATTAGGTATTGACATCTCTGTAAAACAGGATTATATTATAATTGTTCTCTGAGAAACAGAGAGAACATAGAGGGGGTACTCCCCTCATATATTTTTGCTATCAATCTCTATTAAACAGAGAATGATATACAATAAAACAGAGATAAAGGAGGTACAAGCTAATGAATTTAGCAGAGTTAAAGGAGGCTTATAAAGCCAGAAAGATAGCCTTAGACAGTGCAAAGAAAGAGGAGGAGAAATACAAGGCACTCCTTAAGGATGCGATGTTAGAGGCTGGAGAAAGTGATTACACGGATGAGGCTGGATACCGCTTTGAGCGAATTGTGCAGGAGCGTAAGAGCATGGATGAGGAAAAGCTCTTAGCAGAACTCCATGAGAGAAACCTTACTAGCTGTATCGCAACTAAGGAGGTTGTAGATGAGGATGCAACTCTTAAGGCGGTAGAGGCTGGAGAGTTGCCACAGGAAGTATTAGCAGATGCCTTAAAGGTAACAGAGGTAGTAATGCTTAAGCTCACAGCTCCTAAAAAGGCAAAGGCTAAAAAGTGATAACGATCTGGAAAACTCCAATAGTAGCCACAGTAGAGCAGGTACTTAAGGATCTTAAGCTCCAGCTCTACGGAGCAGGGCTACTTAAGGAGATTAAAAACACAGGATCGGATCTTATGTGTACTTGTCCTTTTCACGCAAACGGTAAGGAGCATAACCCATCTTGCGGAGTGCTCCTACAGCAAAAGGTAACAAAGGATAAGACCTATGAGGCTGGTACGGTGCATTGCTACACCTGTGGATACACAGCGGATCTACCTCAGTTTGTAGCGGATCTGTTAGGGCTGAGTAGCCCAGTAGAGGGCTTTAAGTGGCTGGTAAATCAGTACAACTACCAGACGGAGGAGAGAGAGCTCCCAGATCTGGATATGTACAGAGGATCCACAGCTAAATCCTCAGTACTGGAGGAGAGCTTAGTAAAGCAGTACACACAGAACCTCCTACAGAGTGAGGAGGCGTGTAGGTACCTACATAAAAGGCGGATAGCTAACTGGGTGCTAGAGGCTTATGAGCTGGGGTTTGATCCAGAGGATAAAACAGTACTTTTCCCTGTAAGGGGCATGGATGGGAAAGTGATCTTTTACAAAGGCAGGAGCATAGCTGGAAAGCATTTTTATAACGCAAAAGAGGTAGATAAAACCTCCGTAGTGTTTGGGCTCTGGGAGATCCTTAACGGATCTTTTAGCTGGGGTACATCGGATCAGATAGAGGAGGTTTGGATTACAGAGAGTGAGATAGATGCTCTCAGCCTTATCTCTTACGGAGTACCAGCGGTAGCCATCATGGGATCACATATCTCAGAGGATCAGTGTAAAGAGCTGGAGCGTACACCTTTTAGGCGGTTCGTACTTGCCACAGATAACGATGATGCAGGGAGAAAAGGAGCCTCCCAGATCAAGAGGTTACTGATACCTAAAGGTTTTCGGTTTATCAACCTCAAATGGCATACGAGCCTAAAGGATATTAACGATCTTGTCAAAGAGTACGGAGATGGCTGGAAAGACCATCTCACAGGATATTAAAGGAGGAAAACAGGATGAGTAAAGGATTTATTACAGGAACAAATGAGGAACTTATTAAAGCGTACAAAGAGAGTAGAGATGAGAGCTATCTTAAAGAGCTCATAGAGGCTAACAAGGGGCTTATTAACCTTTTAGTATCCCCATATTTAACCTCTATCCCTAATTCTGAGTTAGAGGATCTTACAAGTGAGAGCTATATACCGATGCTTAGAGCTATAGAGGATTACGATCCAGAGCAGGGAGTAGCTTTTTCTACTCTCCTTAAGGTTTATGTACGCCAGCACCTTAACCGTTTATACAACGAGGCTACACGCCAGAAAAGATTTACAGGTACCACTCCAGATAGCTTAGATCGGTTATCTGAGATCAATAAAGAGGGTGGTACAGAAACCGATAGCACCTTTGAGGTAGAGTGTAAGGATTTTAGCTCTGTAGAGTTTATGGATCTCTTAGATAGCTTACAGCTCAATGATAAGGAGCAGGTAGCGGTAAATATCCTCATGGCTGGAGGAGCTAAGGGAGAGATTGCTAAGGCTCTCAATATTACTAATGCTACCGTAAGCTGGCATATCAAGAACCTCAAAAAGAAATTTATTTTAGCTGGTTATCAATATGCTGTCTAAATAATTTTGGTGGATGTGATTAAGTTATTTATCACGAAAAGCAAGGAGGTAAGCGGTATGAGTAGTTTAAGAACCCTGTTAGCCATCTTAAAAGGAGAGGCTGTAGTGCTTACTAAAAAGAGTGAGCATAAGGCGGATGTGCTGGTAGGAAAGAATGTGGATAAGCGTTTTGCTATCAACAGCATGGTAGGAGCTGTAAAGGCTTTGATGCTGTAGTTATAGAAAAAAAAAATAATCAAGGAAAAACAGGAGGATACAGAAATGGGATTACAGGATCTTATTAACAAGTATGACAATGGAGGATTTTCTAAAACAGGCTGGTTTCAGTTAAAGGATGATGGAGATACAGCTACAGTACGCCTCCTCCATAAGGGAGAGGTAGGAGTAAAGGATGGAGAAACGGATTATGATTTTCCCATCTACGAGGTACACAAACTAGATGTAGACGGTAGCGGTAGAGATCGTACTTGCCTCTGTAAAGGAGAGAGCTGTGAGTTTTGTAAGAGCGGTAATAAGCCTCAGCTTAGAATGTTCTTGCAGATGATTAACAAGGATGAGAAAGATAAGGACAAGCAGGTACAGCTCTGGGAGAGAGGCTTAACAGACATTAAGAACCTTATCGGCTTAGCTGGAGAGTACGGAGATCTCACTAAGAGAGATATTAAGATTAAGAGATCTGGAGCAAAGGGTAGCCTTAAGACTACATACCAGTATTTCCCTAAGGATCCTAGTGAGATGGAGATCCCAGAGCCTCAGAACTTAGTAGGCTCACTTATCTTAGATCTGGATCGTGAGGATCAGATTAAGGCTATCGAGGGTAGATTACAGCTTAACAAGGGTAACAATAACGATAGTAACAATGACAGCGGAGCAGGAGCTACAAGAGTATTTTAAGGCAGGGAGGGAGGCTAAAAACCTCCCTCTTTTATTAAACAGGAGGATACAGGATGGCAAGAGAGATACAGGTAGATATGAGTAGAGAGAGCGTGGATCTGGAGGATCTTAGTAGCCGATTAGCTCATAAAAAAGTATGTAATATAAATTTGAAAAGAAACCAGAATACCTTACTTAAAGGGCTGGAGGTAATAAATGAGCTGGTAAAGAGCGGTAGGCTCCACGCAGAGGGAGAGTATGAGATTATCCGTACTCCAGAGAGGCTTAAGGAAGTAATGGAAACCTACTTAACTGGAGTAAGCGAGTATGTATTGGATGTGGAAACTACAGGGCTGGATGTGTATAACGATATTTTAGTAGGTATCTGTTTATATAATCCAGATCTCCCTAGTTTCTATGTACCGTTTAATCATACGGATCTCCAAAATAAAAGAGTTGAGGGGCAAATGACAGAGGAGGAGTGTAAGGCGGTTATGCTACCTTATCTGGCTAACGGATCCCTTAAGTGCATCAATCATAATATTAAGTTTGATGATAAAGTAGTTACTTTTCAGTGGGGGCAGAGGATCGCTAATGTATGGTGGGATACTAACATAGCTGGCTGGGTACTCAACGAGAATGAGAAACACGGATTAAAACCGATGTATAACAAGTATATCCTCAATGGGGAGGGCTCAGATGAGGATTTTGGAGATCTCTTTGAGGGTATCCCATGTAACTATATCCCTATTGACATTTTTGCTATTTATGGTGCTAACGATGGTTTTAAAACATGGGCTTTGTATCAATTTCAGAAAAAGTATCTTAGAGAGGATCATCCGAGAGCAGACTATAGAAAGCTCTATCATGTGTTTAGAGATATTGAGATGCCTCTTATTGATGTTTGTATGGATATGGAGCTCAGAGGTGTAGAGATCCGTGAGGATTACGCTAAGGAGCTATCTGTAAAATTCAATGAGGAGATGGCGGAGAAAGAAAAGCTCTGTGATGAGTATGTAGCTAAGTTTGATAAGTACATAGAGGAAAATCCTACTCTTATGAGATTAACTAAGGGTACTAAGAAGATCAATTATAACAGCCCTCAGCAGGTGGCTTGTTTATTTTATGATATTTTCAAACTGAAAAGCGTATCCAGAAAAGAGCCGAGAGGTACAGGAGATAAGATTGTACAGCAACACAGAAACAAGGCTAAAAAGGCAGGTACTAAAAAGGGAGAAGAGTTTATCCAGTTTTTAGATAACTACCAGAGATATAAGGAGTGTGGAAAGCTCTTAGGAACTTATATAGACAAGATCCCAGAGGTTAAGTGTGCTAAGACTAATGCAGTACATACCACATATAACCAGTACGGAGCAAAAACAGGTAGATTTTCAAGTAGTGATACAGTTACTAAGATCAACCTCCAGAACATTCCTAGCCATGAGAAAAGCATCCGTAAGATCTTTAGAGCCAGAGATGGCTATAAGTTTGTAGGTGGAGATTTTAGCCAGATTGAGCCACGAGTACTCTCTTATGTGTCTGGAGATGAGGCGATGCAGGAGGCATACAGAGAGGGTAAAGATCTATATGCCATCATGGGATCTAAGGTGTACGGTGTGCCTTATGAGGATTGTAGAGAATTTTATCCAGATGGTACGGTAAATGCTGAGGGTAAACACAGGCGTACAACTATGAAAAGTGTACTCTTAGGTATCATGTACGAGCGTGGAGCTAAAGCCATCGGAGAGCAGTTTGACAGATCCGCAGAGTGGGCTCAGAAACTTATTGATGATTTTTATAAGAGTTTTCCTAAGATCCAACAGCTCCGCCTTAAGGTAGAGAAGATGGCGGAGGAGTACGGATATGTAACTACTATACAGGGCAGAAAGAGAAGATTGCCAGAGATGCAGTTACCAGATCACGATGATTACCGCTATCAAGAGGCTCACAGGCAGAGCCTTAATGCTGTAATACAAGGATCCAGTGCGGATATTATGAAATTAGCTATGATCGCTATTTACAATGATCCGCAGTACAAGGCTCTGGATTGCCACATGGTAATAACCGTACACGATGAGTTAATCATGGAGGTACCAGAGGATCATATTAAGGAGGGAGCAGATCTTTTAGTAAATACTATGAAAAGAGTAGGACACAGCCTAATAGATCTCCCTATGAGCGTAGATGCTGAGGTAAATGATTATTGGTACGGAGAAAACTTAGCGGATGATTATTTAGAGGAGGAGTAGAGCCTATGGGATATTTTCCTTTACCAGAGCTAAAGGGTAAACCTAACAGGATCTTTGTAGAGGGTAAAACTCTAAATCAGATAGCTAAAGAGAGCGGTATAAGGCTGGATACCGTACAGCATAGATATAGCAGAGGTATAAGAGATTATGAGGGCTTAACAAAGCCCTCTCATATTAGAGTAGAGCACGAAAAGGCACAGAGAAAAACCTACTCTATAATGAGTGCTGGAGAGAGAGTAATGGAGAGGATCTGGGAGCTGGATATACCTCTCCAGACTATCTCCGATAAAACAGGGATAAGCAGATCCACAATATACGCCTTTTTATATAACGGTACAGATCTTAGCAGTATGAGGCTTGCTAAGATCTGTAGCCTTTTAGGATTATCAATGGATTATGTGATGGGATTAAAGGAGAAACCAGATGGCAAAATGTAAATACTGTGGAGCTGAGGTAACAATAGGGGAGAGATGTACCTATTGTGGCAGTAAGGCGGAGAGCTGGTACTACCCTGTAGCAGAAAAGGCACAGGAGCCTAAAAAGAAGAAAGCTCCACATAATAGAGTAAGAGATCTGTTTAATGGAAAGATCTATATTGTAAAAGAGGGAGATTGCCTCTGGAATATAGCTAAAAATTTGTACGGATCTGGAGCAGAGTATTACAGGTTAGTAGAGTTAAATAATATACAGGATCCTAACCATATAGAGGTAGGATGGCAATTATTTTATTAGGAGGATAAACATTATGTTTAGAAATATTTTTGGAGAAGATGCGGTTATAAACTTGAAAGAGTTTAAGCAGTATGGAGGTAATTTAGATGAAGCTGTAGCAGGTAATTTGAAAGAGGTAGTTAATCTTTATGGAATTAAGGTTACTACATATACAGAATATGATAAACAGCCAGCGGTAGATCCTATTTTTGGAGATGTTAGCTATAGAGTTGGATTATTTGTAAAGGGAGGCAGAGTTTTACATGGTTGTACATACTCACATAGTGAGGATGAATGGTATTACAATGGAAAGCCTGTATCAAAACCTCAGATTGTAAGATGGTGGTATGAGGAGGATAAAATTTATGAGGTATAGAGTATACGATGAGGAAGATAAGAAAGAGAGAACTCTGGAGGAGTGTATAACTCCTTTAGAGGTAGGATCTGTAAGGAGAGTGCAGATTAAAAATGGAGATACAAGAGAGGTACATCATTTTAGAGTGTTGGAGGAGTTAAAGAGTGTTTAAGAAGTGATCCTAAGATCTCTCCTGTTTTGTGATTAGGTTAATTATTACAAAACAGGAGGATTTTTTTTATGTTACGGATGAATGAGTTATTTTCTGGAATTGGCTCACAGACTAAGGCATTACAGAGAGCAGGTGTGGATCATGTTATTACTGGTATATCTGAAATAGATGAGCCAGCCATTATAAGTTATACAGCTATCTATGGAGATATTTATAATTATGGAGATATTAGTAAGGTAGACAGCTTAAAACAAGCTGATTTTTGGACTTACTCTTTTCCTTGCACAGACATATCAAAAGCTGGAAAAATGGAGGGAATTACGGAGAGTACAAGGAGTGGCTTGATTTTACAGGTGGAGAGGCTTTTAAGAGAGGCACATGAAAAAGGGGAGTTGCCTATGTATCTTATGTTAGAGAATGTGGCTACCTTAGCTAGTAAGAGGTTTAAAGGATTTTTAGATGGATGGATCCAGTTTTTATCTGATTTAGGATATGATACAAAATATAAAGTTATCAATGCAAGTACACAGGGTATACCACAAAATAGAGATAGGATTATAGCTGTAAGTAAGCTAAGAGCAGGGGGGGGGCTACATAATTTTGAGTTTCCTCAAAATATTCCATTAAGGGTATCTCTGGATGAAATAATGGAGAAAAATGTGGATGATAGATATTATGTTGATCTGGAAAAGTATAAGGATATTATCAGTATTGTAAATGGAAAAATAAGAGTAAGGCAAGCTACAAAACAAGGGTATATAGAAATGGATCCTTGCGGTATTTGTGATGTTAGTTATCCCACATCAAAAACTAGGAGAGGTAGAATACAGGGTGGAGGTAAGATATGCCCCACATTAACAGCTAGTGTACAAGGGTTATTATATTTTGATGAGGAATATAGAGCCAGACAGCTTACAGGTTTAGAAAACTGGAGGCTTATGGGCTTTGATGATAGAGATTATTTCTTAGCTAAGGAGGCTGGAGTATCGGAGGCACAGCTTATAAAACAGGCTGGAAATAGTATAGTAGTAGATGTGCTGGAAAGAGTGTTTATAAATCTTTTTAAGTAACTCTGAGGAGGTGTAAAAGCCTCCTCTTTTTTTTTATCTAAATTTACTTACCGTTTGTGATTAGGTTATGTATCAATCAAAACAGGAGGATCAAGGATGGTAAGACGGATTAAAAGAAAATGGAGAAGATTTTACAGAACTCATAGAGAGGGCTGTGAGCTGGTAGGAGATTTTATTGGAGCTTTAAGTATTTTTGTATTCTTATTTGAGCTCTATATCGTCGGAGTTATGTTAGGAGGTCACTAATGGGATTAAAGAGCTTAATAGCAGTAGCACAAGGAAAAAATGCAGAGAGCGTATCCTTTGAGGATAAGTTTCTTAAAAATTATGAGGAGGCTGTAAAGGCTAAGGAGCTGGAGGAAAGGCAGATAGCCCCATCTGAGTATATCCGCCCATCCTCTATGTATGGCTGTGAGCGTATGTTATTTTTCCAGAGAGTACATGGAGGCTCCCAGAATGGAGAGCAGAGTGAGGTAAATCTTATTGAGATATGCCAGAGCGGTACAGATAGGCACTTAGACATACAGCACATAGTAGAGCGTATGGAGGGTGTAGAGTGTTTAGATCTGGAGGAGATGGTAAAAGAGGCACAGGCTAAAGGTATTAAAACCGAGTTTGTAGGCTGGAATGAGGATCACACAGAGGGCAGATGTAAAAATGATGAGCTCTCTATTTATTTCCAGCCAGACGGAGTTATTAGATTTAATGGTAAGGATGTAATCTTAGAGATTAAAACAGAGAGTACTTACCAGTTTAGTAACAGATATGAGCCTAAGGCGGATCATAAGTGGCAAGCTACTTGTTACGGTATGGGGCTGGGGATAGATTATATCCTTTTCTTTTATGAGGATAGAAATTTCTGTAAAAAGAAACCGTACCTCTGGAAAATAACCGATGAGATGAAACAGGCAGTACTTAACAAGATACGAACTGTAAACAATGCTTGTAAGACAGGGATCCCTCCAGAGAAAGATGATAGCAAGTGTACTTACTGTAGATATAAAAATGAGTGTGCTTTAGTGGATGCTGGTAAGTGGGTACATCCTAACCCTCCAGAAAAGCCTCAGACAGCCCAGAAAGATACAAACAGAAAAAAGGCTAATAAGTCTACAGGTAAAAAGAAAAAAGCCTCTACAGGGCAAAATACAGCGTTGAGAGCGGTATGTGGTAACTGTGAGCATTGTGGTAGAGAGCTAGGAGCTTACTACTGTGGCATTGATAAAGAGGGATCTATGTATGTAGATCGCAGAAAGAAATGTAAGTTTACTCCTAGCAGATTTAAGGGGGTAAACAATGGCTAAGAGTGTAGGAAAGCTATTTGAGGAGGAAATAAAAGCCAGTTTCCCACAGGATTTTTATGTAGAGAGATATAAGGATGATACCGCAGGATTTAAGGGAGTTGCTAATCCAGCGGATTTCCGCCTTTATAAATATCCTCTTACATTCTTGTTAGAGCTAAAATCCCACAAGGGTAAGAGTATACCTCTGGAAAAGATCCGTAACAGTCAGCTTAGGGGGATGAGGAAAGCTACTCCTCATAAAGGAGTTTACTGTGGTTTTCTCCTAAATTACAGGGATTTAGAGGAAACCTATTATATAACTTTTGAGGATCTTGTAAGAGATTTTTACATAGTAACAGCTAAGGGAGATTTTGAGATAAAACCAGAGGGGCGTAAGAGTGTACCTGTAGAGTGGTGCAAGGAAAACGGTGTAAGAATTGAACAGCAAAAGAAAAGGGTTAAGTATTCCTATAATTTGAGTAGCTTGTTAAGTAGATATTATGGAGGTGTGAAATGAAAGTAACTCAGTGTACAGGAGAGGGGCAGGGATCATGTAAGAGATGCTCCGATAAGGGAAAGTGGAATAGAAATTGGATGTGCTTTTTATACAAGATTGAGGGCTATGAGGGTTGTTATTGCTCTGATTGTGTAAAAGAGATCAAAGCGGAGGCAGGTGTAGAGGATGGTACAGAGCGATAAATTAAAGAAAATCATAGCGGAGGTAAAAGAGGAGAGCTCCCCTGTAATAACCCTCTCTAATGAGTTGATAGCAGATTTTAGTAAGGAGCTTGATAGTGCTATCTCAGAGTTGGATATGATTATGGAAAGCATAGGAGAAAACTCTATAGAGGATATACCAGATAGCCAGATAGAGTACTACTGTGTTAAGATCCCAGCTCTTATGTATTATGCAGGGCAGAGAGTAGAGGAGCTGGGTATGCAGGTGGATCTAGCCTCTAATGCTAAGAAAAGTGCTCAAAATGAGGCGATGGTAAAAGTATCTGGTACTGTGCAGGAGAAAAAAGCCAGAGTAGAACAGCTCACAGAGGATAAAGCCTTAGTAGAGGCTATTTACCGCAGAGCTTATAACAGCCTCAAAGTTAAGTTAGAGATGGCTGAGAAGATCTACAGCGGATTAAAGAAATCCCTCTCAAAGAGGATAGCAGAGGTAGATCTGGATAGATTTAGTAAGGATAAATATACCAGAGAGCCAGAGGATCCTATGGAGGAGTAAGCCTATGGAGCGATGGGCTTATGAGTACTTTAGGAGGAAAGCCATAGAGGATAGATGTAAGCAGGAGGCACAGTGGCTAATAGATAATCCTAAGGACAGTATCCGTAAAATGGCTAAAGAGTTTTGTATCAGTAAGAGCCAGCTACATAGAGATCTCCATGAGCTCAGAAATATAGATGATGATCTCTATGTACAGTGTAGAAATATTTTAAGGAGGCATAAAAGGCGATGTTTATAAGAGTTGAGGATCAGAGCGGAAACCTTACTATCTGGCTTAATGTGAACCAGATAGCAAAGCTGGAGGAGAGCAGGAGCTCAGAGGAGTTAATGGGATACAGTGTAACTACTGTGGATAATAAGGAGTATTACTCTCCAGATGTTAAGGCTATACAGGCTTTATTGATGCCAGTAGTTGTAATGGAGCCAGAGAGAGATATTGTAGAGGAGCTTAAAAAGCTGGATATGATGAGAGATGTTATGGCGAGGTGTTAGAGATGGAGGAAAAGTTAGATAAGTTTTTAGCATATCTGGAGAAGAACGGAGTAGAGATCTCTGGAGAAACAGCTTTTAAGTGTGATGATGGTATTGTACTTTTTAGCCCTAATGATGGAGGCGGAGTAGACATAGCCATTATTAGAAATGTAATTGAGTTAAATTACAATTTAGGTATCACGGATGCAGATGTAAACCTCTTTAATACGGAGGTAGGCATTATGCAGGAGTTAGGAGGATCTGAGGATGGAGAATAATAAGCCAGTATTTTATATGTTAGTTGGATTGCCAGCCAGCGGTAAAAGCTCTGAGAGTGATAGGCTGGGAGATGTAATTGTTAGATCCTCCGATTATCTTAGAGATAAGCTCTGTGGAGATATAAACGATATGAAAAATAATGGTGCTGTGTTTACCGTTTTACAGAGTTTGGTTAGAGCGGATCTATATCATGGTAAGGATGTAGTATATGATGCTACAAACTTAAAAGCGAGTTATAGAGTGGAGTTTTTGGATACTCTTAGGTTATTAAACTGTAAAAAGGTTTGTGTGTTTGTAGATACTCCTTTTGAGGTTTGTATTAAGCGTAACGAGGAAAGGGATCGTACAGTACCTAAGGAGGCTATGGATAGAATGAAAAGATTTTTAGAGCCTCCTACCTTTGCTGAGGGCTGGGATGAGATACGAGTAGTTAAAAATTGGAATGAAAAGGAGAACAGCGATGGCGGAGATAGATAACCTCATAGCAGAGGTAAATAAGAAATACAAAACGGATATAATCCGTAAAGCATCGGATCTTAAGGGGATAGAGTTTATCCCCTATACCTCCCCTATGATGAATTACTTAACCAGAGGAGGAGTGCCTGTAGGGAGGATCATAGAGCTGGTAGGATTACCTCAGAGTGGTAAAACTACTACAGCTCTGGATATTATCTCTAATTTCCAAAAGAAATACAAAGATAAGTACTGTGTATATCTGGATGCAGAAAATACGATAGATAAGGAGTGGGGAGAAACTCTGGGGGTAGATTGGAGTAAGGTAATCCTCATCCAGCCAGAGAGTGAATATGGAGAGGAGCTCTTAGATATGATCTTAGACTACATAAGATCTGGTAAGGTGGGATTAGCGGTATTAGATAGTGCTCCATTTATCATCCCTAAGGCGGTACAGGAAAAGGGCTTAGATGAGAAAAGCTATGGCGGTAACAGTGCTCTTATGAAAGCCTTTTGTGATAAGGCTGTACCGCTTTGTAAGAAAACTGAGTGTACTTTTCTTATGATTAACCAGTTAAGAGAAAACATTGGAAATCCGTACAAGCCTTTTAAGATCCCCTGTGGTACAGCTATAGCTCATGCGTGCTCACAGATCTTATGGTTTACAAAGGGATCCTTACTGGATGAGAAGTATAAAGAGGTAAGTAGCGGATATGCTAACCCTAGTGGTAATCTGGTAAGTGTAAAGGTGGAGAAAAACAAGGTTACTAAAAATGATCGTAGGCTCCAGACTTACACACTTAATTACAGTACAGGCGTGGATGAGATCAAGGATACTCTGGATCTGGCTATCATGCTGGGGATCATCTCACAGGCTGGAGCGTGGTTTAAGGCTATCCTTAAAGACGGTAAAGAGCAGAAAATGCAGGGATTTAACGGAGTGCAGGAGTTTTATTATAATGATCTGGAGGAGCTGGAGTATCTTAGAAAACAGGTATATGAGGCAGGGATGGCATGAGAGAAATAGAGGAAACCTTAGCACATAACCTTAGAGAGGTAAGAGAGAAAAAGGGATACACTCTAAAAGATGTGGTAAAAGGTACAGGATATACAGAGGTAAGTATAAGCAGGTGGGAAACAGGTACACGGATCCCTAAGGCTACGGTACTTTACAATCTGGCTAAATTCTATGGAGTATCTGTAGATAGATTTTTCTGGAAATAAGTAAGGCGGAGAGTGTTAGGCTCTCCGTTTTTTTTTGCCTCTAAATTATATCCTCAAAAGTGATTAGGATTAGTAAAACTTTAGGAGGTAAATGATATGGCAAGTACAGAAAATGTTCATACAGTAGGGGATCTAAGACAGATGCAGAGCCTCTCTTTAGAGAGTAAAATCATTATGACAAAACAGCGTATACAGGCGTGGTATGATTACTGGGATGGATATATATATATCCTTTAGTGGAGGTAAGGATAGTACTGTATTGTTAGATATTGCTAGGCAGGTGTACCCAGATATTAAGGCGGTGTATGTGGATACTGGGCTGGAATATCCAGAGGTAAGAAATTTTGTAAAAAGTGTAAATAATGTAGAGTGGTTACATCCTGTAAAATGGGATAAGCATAAGAGAGAATATGTAAGGACTAATTTCAAAGAGGTAATTTTAGAGTATGGATACCCTCTGGTAAGTAAGGAAATTGCAGAGTGTGTACAGGATGCTAAGAAAAGTATAGCTAGGAATGACGGTACATATAGTTACAGGCTAAAGAGATTAAATGGGGAGTTATTGGATAAGAACGGAAACAAGAGTAAATATAATTGCCCTAAGTGGAGATTTTTATTAGATGCTCCGTTTAATGTGTCTAACCTGTGCTGTGATATTATGAAAAAGAACCCTACACATGACTTTGAGAAAAAGACAGGTTTACATCCTGTGTTAGGCACTTTAGCAGATGAGAGTAGTTTAAGATTGCAGAAATGGTTAAAAAATGGGTGTAATGCTTTTAATAATAAACGCCCTGTATCTCAACCGTTATCATTCTGGAGAGAGCAGGATATTTTATTGTATCTCTTAAAGTATGATAAAAAATATGCTGAGGTGTACGGAAAGATCATAGGTAGATATAAGGATCTGGAGTTTAGTACCTCCAGATTAAAAAAGATTATGGAGAAAGCCCCTAAGACATGGGAGGATAGAATAGAGTTAGCAACTACAGGGGCGGAGCGTACAGGCTGTATGTTTTGTGGCTTTGGATGTCACTTAGAGAAATCTCCTAATCGTTTTCAGAGAATGAAAGAAACTCATCCTAAACAATATGAGTATTGCTTAAGACCTGTGGAGCAGGGAGGCTTAGGAATGGCTGAGGTATTGGATTATATAGGAGTAGATTATAAATAGATTGCAGGAGGAGGCAGTAAAAAGCCTCCTCTATTATTTTATATATGGGATATATAAAAATACTTGACATTATTATATAGGGGGTATATAATACAATCATAGAAACGAGATACAAACTGAAAGATAAGCGGAGGTAATCAGTATGAAAGCTATTGTATATTACAAAGTAGGAAATGATAGAGCTACAAGAAAGACAATCGAGGTAGAGAAAAACGAGCCTTGCAGTATTGTAAGAGAGTTTGTAAAGGCTCTGGGAGTTTCAAAGTATGGTACATACATCTCACATATCAGATGTGGCAGATACGATTACCAGTGGTTAGATACTTGTGATAGTGCTTATTAAGGAGGTTGGCTATGAAAATTAAAAGATTAAAGAGTGCTAAGTTTGGTTTTAAGAAAATCTGGGTTGAGGTTACAGGATATGCCCTCTATGAGGAGGGCAAAGGCTATATAGCTTTTAGCTCAGAGAGAGATGAGTTTGGTATCTTAGCTCCATATATTCCCTGTGGAGGGAAAAGAGCTTTACAGAGTATCTTAGATGCTGGAGGCTTTTGTAGCTTTGATGGTATGGAGTATGTACAGGAGTTGGGAGCCTAAGGGCTCCCAGATCGGAGGGAAATATGTTTACAGTTTATATTAAGAGTGCTGGCACAAAGAAATACTTTACAGAGTTTGAAACAGAGGCGGAGGCTGAGAGCTTTTGTAGAGAGTATGGCTGGGAGTGGGTAGATGAGAATGAGTTTGTATGGGATATGGATTATGAGGAGGCGTAAAGAATATGATTAAAAAGAGTTTACAGGATGCACTTAAGGTAGCTAGAAAAGTAAGTGGAGAGTACCCAGATACAGCTATTAGGGTAATGGATAAGAAAGGGGCTAAGGCTACCTATACAGCTTCCAGTTTTGTATATCGTGAGAGAGTGTTAGAGGGGTATCATACAGTAACTATTTTTAAGTCTGGAGAGGAGGTAGTATATGGATCTGATAGAAAGAGTTGAAAGCTATAAGGTACTGTTTAAGGAGTGTACAGCTCTGGAGCCTGTTAGTATGGCTCTGGCAAAGGGTTATAAATCCGCTACACCTCTCCAGAAATTGGAGATAATTAGAGAGCTAGATACAGAGCTGGCGGAGGTATATAGTGTAGAGATCCCTGTTATTACAGCATGGGTAAGGGATGATAACTATGTACACTCTACAAAGGAGATTTTCTTAGGGGAGCCCTCCTTAGAGGGTTTTCTCCATCAATTTAGGCACCACTTACAAAACAAGGCAAGGGAGCCACAGTATAAGTATTTACTGGTAGAGAATGATCCTAAGGCGGATTACAGGATCCCTTATAAGGATTGTATGTACAGGATGTATGGGGAGGATGATGCTAGAGCATGGGCTAGGATGGTTATTGAGTTAGCCTCATAAATGAGTTATAATATAACCACTATATAAAAAGGTAGGTGGTTACATGATAAAGAGATTGAGCGTAGTAATAGCTTTAGGTATTGCACTATCCTTATCAGCCTGTGGAAATACAGATAAGGCGGTAAATGAGCCCACAGAGGCAGAGAAAGTAACGGAGGCTATAGAAAGTACTCCAGAGGTAACAGAGGAGCCAGAAACAGCCACAGAGGAGGCGGAGGAGCTACCTGTAATTTATGCAGATGATGAGGAGATCAATTTATATCTGAATAGATATAATGAGGCTAATGTGGGGCAGGAAATAACAGCGGATCAGTTTGAGCCTTATAAGCATCATGGTAGCGTACATAAGAACCAGATAAAACTCAAAACAGAGGAAACTACTATATCAGCTACAGGAACTAAGGTAACAGTATATTTAGAGTATAAGGATCTGGAGCAGTATAAGGAGGCGTTTCTAAGGTTTGTAAAGCCCTTTAGTGATACCGATATAGAGAAATGCTGGGAGCAAGTTTTAGCGGATGATACGAGGGTTATAGAGTTTGATGGATTTAGTACAGAAACAAGCAAATTTGACGGAGATATAGAGTATATGAGTATCTATGGATCTATAGAGTAGGAGGCGGATTATATGAAAATCGGAGTAAGAAAACCTAGCCTTAAAAAGGCTATCAAAGCAAGTACTACAGGTAAGGCTAAGAGGGCGGTAAAGAAAGCAGTTAATCCTCTGTATGGTAAAAAGGGTGTAGGGCTGGCAAAGAACCCTAAGAGAGCTGTAAAAAATGCTGTGTATAAGAAAACCACAGTAGGAGTAAAAGATTTACTCAAATAGGAGGGCGTATGGAGGAAAGATTTAAGGATATGACACCTTATGATAGAGCTGTGAGGATCTCTCTTTACTCAAATAGAGTAGGGAAGATGGAGGAGCAGAAAGATCACACAGAGGATCCAGAGGCGGTAAAAGCTCTGGAGGAGAAAATAAAGGAAACACAGAGGCTCATAGATGAGTTATTAGAGCTATTTCTGTAAGGAGGTATCTATGGCTAATGAAAAGCAGAAACAGGAGGTAATAGACTTTCTGGAGAATACCTACACAGGGGCTAAAATGATGGGAGATGAGGAGGTAATGCTGAGAGCCTCCAGAGCACTCTTAGCATTTAAGGCAGATGTGCATAAGGATATTTTCATAGAGGAGAATGTGCTGGAGTTTTAATACCAGAGAGAGGATCTTAGGATCCTCTTTTTTTTTGTCTAAAAATACTTACCGATTGTGATTAAGTTAAGTATCACAATAAAGGAGGTAAACAGAGTGGCACAGAAAGTAACCAGTACAGATATAAAGCTGGCTCTTAAAGAGTTTCATAATGGAAAGCCCAGTTATTTTATAACAGAGTGTAAAACCTGTAGTACTTATTTTCCAGATCCACAGGGGCTACTTAAGTTTGATGGGCTGGCTATCACAAAGAGCTATACAAAGCCTAATATTATCGGCTATGAGATCAAAGTGAGTAGAAATGATTTTCTACAGGATAATAAATGGCATTTATACCTACAGTACTGTAATGAGTTTTATTTTGTAGTACCTAAGGGGCTGGTAAAGAAAGAGGAGCTCCCAGATCATGTAGGGCTTATCTATTTCAATCCAGATACTAAGGCTCTGAGAACGGTTAAAAAAGCATTGTACAGGCAGATAGAGGAGCCTGTAGGTGTGTATAAGTACATCATCTTTAGTCGGCTGGAGGAGGGTAGGATCCCCTTTTACAATGACAGGGCGGAGTACTGTAAGGATTATCTGGAGGATAAGGTAGTAAAGAGTGCTATAGGGCAGAGGTTAGGCACAAAGTTAGCAAAGGATTTAGAGGAGGCAGAAAATAAGTTAAAAAGCCTCCAGAGTGTAGAGAAAGAGCTACAGGCGTGGAAAAGCGTTAAGAAAGTCTTAGATAAGGCTGGTATTTTACCGTGGAGATGGTGGGATAACGATAGCTGGATAACAGAGCTGGAGCAGAGGATTAATGGAAAGATGGATCCTATAGATCTGGAGTTAGCCATTAAGGATACCAGTAGACTATTAAACAGATTACAGGCTATGCAGGTACAGGAGGAGCAGGATGATAAAAGCTAGATACATAGGGGTAGAGTGTGAGCTCCAGAGCGGTAAGGTGTATCCGATTAAAACCAGATGCACAGGAAATAAGCTGGTGGTGTCGGTAAGAGCTTATAAGTTTGAGTATAACTCTCTGGAGGAGTTTCTTAAGCGGTGGAAAGTAGAGGCGGTATATCATGGATGTAAGTAGGTTAATGATTTTGCTTAAGGAGGCGTGGAGCAGGGTAAGAGATGAGGGAGTAGGTGTAATGGGAGATTTTATAGGAAAGCCTTTTACAGCTACTACTATGAGTGAGTTGAATTATCTTGTAAACGCTCCTTTAGAGAGTATAAACAGAGAACTCCGAGAGGAGTTAGGTATAGAGCTTTATGTAAATACACTACCTCAGATAGAGGATAACTCAGTAAGTGGGTTCTTAATGGTAAAAAGGGTAGGAGAGCCGGTAAGATTTATATGAGAGAGGAGTGTTAAGTGTGGGTAGAGCTGAGAGGCGTAGGCTTGAAAAGCAAAAAGGTAAACAGGTAAAAACCTATAACCTAACCAGATCACAGCTCCATAATGCAGTAAGGCAGGTAACAGAGGAGGATCTTAAGAGGATCAAACAGGAGGCTATGGAGGATGCCATAAATACAGCTATGACATTACTCTTAGTACTCCCTATGGAGGTACTCATGGATCATTACTGGAAAAAGACCTATGCAAAGAAGATACCAGAGTTTACAGAGCTGGTATTACAGTACTATGAACGCTGGCAAAATGGAGAGCTAGATATGGATGAGATGAAAAAGGATCTCTGGGAGTATGGCGGAGTGAGATTAGAAGAAAGAGAGGCAGAGTAATAATGGCTATTAGAAATATGTTACACATAAGCAAGCTAAAGGCGTTTGAGGCTTTTCTGGAGAGTAAGGGGTATATGATTATCCCTACAGTAGGGGCGTATGAGGTATTGAGAGCTCAGAAACCTAAGAAAGAGAGAAAGCCTAAGGAAAGCCCTGTAATAGTGTATAAAAGATTAGATGCTAAGGAGCATTTATCTATTATGGATAAAGATTTTTATTTAGTAAATGAGTTTTTGAGAACTAAGGAGGCTGAGTAATGTTTTGGTATGTAGTACTTGCAATTTTAATATTAGCAGGAGTAACTCTGGTAGAGAGTTTTTTAATAGTTTTTGTAGCTGGCTTGTTAGGGATTGGAGTTTCCTTTAAGGTTATTTTCTTTGTGATGTTTATTATCAATTTCTTTGTAAGAGGAGGCAGTAGTAAGTAAATGAAAAAGAAAATTAAGGATTGTACATTTAAGGAGTTTACAGGGTGGGCTAATGATAGAGCCTGTGATGGTAGATGGAGTATGCAGGATGCTATGAATAGCGTAAGCATAATTAGTATGGTATACGAGGTAAAGCCTATTTTCTTTAGAGGCAGGGTTAGAGAGGCTTTGTGGAGAAAACTTAGGGATCAGTATTTAAACGTGGAGGCAGAGATAGAGATTGAAAGATAGTACAAGAGCTAAGAGCTCAAAACAGGAAAAGCGTATAGCTAAGTCTATAGGAGGTAGGCAGGTAGTAGGATCTGGATCTACTCCATTCCTAAAAGGGGATGTAATAGCAGGAGATCTATTTATAGAGGCTAAAACAAAGATGAACCCTAGCCAGAGTATCACAGTAAAAAAGAGCTGGATAGATAAGGCTAAGGAGCAGAGCTTAGCCATGAGAAAAGAGGATTATGCCATAGCGGTATCCTTTGGAGATCCTAAGGAGTATTACCTCATTGAGGATACTTTAATGGAGGATCTGTATAAGAGCAGGGAGGCACTCAGAGCGGTTATAGATGCCTTAGGAGGGCTGGATGATCGCTTAGTGGATCTGGATAACTTAACAGGAAACGGTATAAGAGCATTGATAAGGAGGCACTTAGAATAGTGAGAGCTGAGTTTATCGGTAAAACATCTATGGGCTTTATTACAGGGCAGATATACACGATAGAAACAGCCTGTAAGATGGTAAAGAGGTGTAAAACCAGTAGAGCGGATCCTGTACCGTGTTTATGTGTATACGATAAAAACTCTAAGGCGTGGTGTCCGTATAGCAGTATGGAAAAGGTATTAGAGAACTGGAGATTATTATAAAAAGCGAGGAAAATATTATGTGTAAAATTAGTGAAATGAACTTAGAAACAGCTAAGTACTATGGATATGAGGCACAGAGTAACCAGTTAGTAGAGGAGTGTGCAGAGCTCATACAGGCGGTAAACAAGTACCGCAGAGTAGAAACAGGCTTAGGACAGCCTGTAGCGGAGGATAAAAAGGCTATTGCCAGAGATAACTTAGTAGAGGAGATCGCAGATGTAGAGTTAATGCTGGAGCAGGTAAAGTATCTCCTCCAGATCCCAGAGGATGAGCTTTTAGCGGTTAAGACCTTTAAGGTAAATCGTACCAGAGAAAGAATGGAAAGCAGTAAATAAAAATATTTTTCAAAAACTATCTAAATTTTCCTCATATTGAGGATTAAGTTATTTATCAATAAAAATAACACACATAGAAAAGGAGAAAAATCTATGAGAGCATTTAAAGGATTTAACAAGGATCTTACCTGTAGAGGTTATCAGTATGAGGAGGGTAAGGAATTTCACACAGAAAGAGCGGAGTGCTGTGATACAGGTTTTCACGCTTGCGAGTATCCGTTAGATTGTTTTGGATATTATGATCCAGCACATAGCGTATTCCATGAGGTAGAGTTATCTGGAGAGATGGATAAGAGTAATGATAATACTAAGGTATGTGCTACTGATATTAAGATCGGAGCCAGATTATCTATTGCAGGACTTGTAAAGATGGCTATTGATTTTACTATGAGTAAGGTAAACAAAGAGGCAGGATCAGACGAGCGACACGGTTTTGCATCCGCTACAGGGTATAAAGGAGCCTCATCCGCTACAGGGTATAAAGGAGCCTCATCCGCTACAGGGGATTGTGGAGCCTCATCCGCTACAGGGGATTGTGGAGCCTCATCCGCTACAGGGGATTATGGAGCCTCATCCGCTACAGGGGATTGTGGAGCCTCATCCGCTACAGGGTATAAAGGAGCCTCATCCGCTACAGGGGATTGTGGAGCCTCATCCGCTACAGGGAATTGTGGAGCCTCATCCGCTACAGGGTATAAAGGAGCCTCATCTGTTAGTGATCCTACTGGTGTAGCGGTTGCATGGGGGCATGAGGCAAGAGCTAAGGGCTGTAAGGGAGCTCATCTTATCCTCTCTGATTGGAAATATGTAGGAGCCAGATATAGCGATGGAGATTATATGGATCCTTATGATAAGGAGAGCTGGGAGCTCACAGGAGCTAAGATGGTAGTAGTAGATGGAGAGAAGATCAAAGAGGATACATACTACCGCTGTATCGAGGGAGAAATTGTAGAAGTAACAGAAGATGGAGAGATCGTAGAGGGCTAATATAGAGAGTGGTACATTTTGTAAGAAAAGATGTACCACTTTTTTATATTTTCTCTAAAAATCCTCCTCAAAAGTGATTAGGTTATATATCAACTTAAAAGGGAGGTAAAAGCTGTGGCGGAGGTAGGCAAGGATATTACTGAGTACCTTAAGGAGTTTCATACTACAGAGGGAAAAGCGATAAAGGCTAGAGAGCTGTGTGTACTGTTTAATGTGCATCAGAAACAGCTAAGAAACGTTGTAAGCGATCTGAGGCAGAATGGAGAGGCTATATGTAGCTCTACTTATGGTTACTGGTACTCCAGAGATCCAGATGATATATCCACTACTCTAAGCAGGTTAGTAGGGCAAGTAGATAATATGCAGAAAGTAATAGCAGGATTAAATAGGATCTTACAGGAGGTGCAGGATGAGCAAAAGGAGAGTTAGAAGAAAGAGGAGAGCCAGAGTAAATATAAAGCCTCTTATACTGGCAGGAGTAATAATAGCTGGAGTAATTACTGTGGCAATGAGTGTAAATCTCAAAGGAGCAGATAAAGAGCCTCCTACTGAGGAGATTTATATTACAGAAACTCCGCAAGCTGAGAACACAGAGCTAGTAACGGAAACAGAGCAGGAGGCAAAGCTGGAGCACGATCTTAATTATACATATCCGTATAATACGATGAGTGCAGATTGGGGAGCTGAGGTATACGAGGAGGGATTTAGATATTATGAGATCCCACAGGAATATAAGGATGCTGGAGGATGTTTTCCAGAAATAGTACAGGTTTACCTCTGGTGTGAGTGTAAAGAGTACGGAGTAGATTATTATACGGTACTAGCCCTCATAGAGAGGGAGAGCGGTTATCACTGGGATAAGGTAGGAGATAACGGAAACAGTAAGGGCTATATGCAGATATACGAGAAATGGCATACAGAGCGGATGGAGGCGGAGGGAGTAACAGATCTCTTTAATCCATATCAAAATATCAGAGTAGGGCTTAACTGTTTAAGAGAGATACAGGATAAGTATTTAGCCTCCAGCGGAGAAAATTGTGTACTCATGGTATATAACATGGGCGAGAGCGGAGCTAAAAAGCTGTGGGCTAAAGATATTTATAGCTCAGCATATAGCAGAGAGGTAATAGCAAGAGCACAGGAATTAAGACAGGAACTAACACAGGAATAATACAGGATCAAGCAGGAGTATAGGAAAAACTATACTCCTTTTTTCTTGTTAAAAGGGAGGTACACGATGTTTAAGGTAGGCGATGCCATTAAGTGGATGTGTCCTCTGGATAATGATTATACCTATGGAGAGATTACAGCTCTTAGAAAGAGTGTAGCTACAGTAAAAGGCACTGGGTTATACAGCGGTATTACAGCGGAGGTACACCTAAGATACATAGAAAAAGCAATGAGAGGAGGCGGTAGCGTTGGGAGCGATTGTAAGAAATGTAGTAAACGATCAATTACTAAGGCTGAGTTATAAGGATCCTAAGAATATAAAGAGATTTTTGAGAAATTGGGGAGGCTTAGAGGGCTTAAGTGAAAAAGGAGATACAGTAGCTACCTGTATCCTCACAGATCTTAAGACAGTAACAGCTATTGATCTGGATAAATACCATAAAAGCGATAGAGCAGAGTTTAATAAGGCATACAGAAAAGGAAAGTTAAGCCATTATCAGTATATGAGTATAGCGTATGTGCTGGTACTGGGATATACACAGGATGAGTTAGCGTTTGTAATGGGTGTGGATCAGAGTGTTATTAGTAAGAATATAAACAGCGGTATAAAGAGAATACAGAGAGAGCTTAGAGCTTATCTGGAGGAGGATTAGATGAGTTTAATAAAGTGTGGAACCGATGAAAACGGATCTTACATAGAATTGAGAAAACCGAGAGGAGAAACTCCTCAATGTTTTATAGATGAGTGCGGAGTAGTACATGATACCATAAGGATTTATGAGTATAAGGCAGTAAGGAGTAAAGAGATCTCCACAGATAGCAGGTGTGTAATGTGCGGAGCCATTATACCAGAGGGCTCTATGGTGTGTAAAAGATGCAGAGAGGCGGTGGAGGGATTTGAGTAAGTTTAGGCGTGAGGAAGATGAGGCAGATAAATGGCTAAGAGAGCATGATCCTTACTATACATCCTCAGATAGGGATAAGAGAAAAAAAGTGAGTAATCCCTATGAAACTCCAGAGCAGGAAAAGCGGAGGAGAGAAACAGAGATCCCTCTTAGTAATCTAAATAGTTACCAGAGAGTGCAATTTAAGCAGGTAGGAGGCTCTTATACAGAGCATGGAGAGTTTGATCTGTAAAAGGGTGCATAAAAATTACAGATATGTACCCTAACTAATGAAACAAAATTACATAGCTTAGGAAATAAATAGAAAGAGAGGTACATGAGGCTATGAAAGATTTACAAGTAAAGTACACAGATCCGCTGGATCTTATCCCTTATGAGAATAACCCTAGAATTAACGATTATGCAGTAAAAAAGGTTATGGAGAGTATTAAGGAGTACGGATTTACTAATCCGATTATCGTAGATGCAGATATGGTTATCATCGCAGGGCATACGAGGAGAGAGGCTAGTATCTTAGCAGGGTTGGATAGAGTACCGTACATAGTAAGAGATGATCTCACTCCAGAGCAGGTAAAGGCTTACCGTATTGCAGATAACAAGCTGGCAGAGTTAAGTAATTGGGATGATGAGTTACTCAAAAAAGAGTTATTTGAGTTACAGGCGGTAGATTATTCCTTAGAGGTAATGGGCTTTACAGAGATAGATCTTAAAGAGATCTTTACAGAGAAAGAAGTACCTAAGGAGAAAAAGAAGAAAGAGGAGAAAACTACTCTCCCTATGCTCCGTTTCGGATCTAACAGCGTGAGGATTACAGAGGATGAGCTGGTAATGCTTAGCAATAGATACAATGAGTATGTAGAGTGTACTCCAGATGAGGGATTTATTACATGGCTACTAAAGAGAGGCTTATAGTAAAAACATCTTACATGGATGTGCTGGAGAAGATGCTGAGAAAGAGAGGCGGAAAAGTGGTTATGAGCGGTGTAAGAGAAATGACCTTAGCAGAGGAGATAAGAAATCTGGCAGATCTGGGAGTAGATCAGAATGTTATAGATAGAATGACACGGAAATATAACAAGATGCTTACAGATCATGGAAATACCTGTAATAAGATCCGAGAGGAAGTATACCGAGAGGTAAGAGGCGTAAAGGCGGAGCTGGCGGAGAAAGAAACTATCATAAGAGTATTAACAACTCATATAAGAGAGAAAGAGCTACTGTAAGAGGTAGCTCTATTTAATTTCATTCTCCTTACTGAAATTCCTATGAAATGAGGAAAAGGCGGAGGAGGGCGGAAAAGAGGCTTAAATAAAGCAATAATACTAAAGAAACATATAAGAGTAGTTAATGTAATAATACAAAGAAATATAAAAACTAATTTCAGTACTATAAAAGAAAACATAGTAAGGAAGATAGATAGAAAGAAAATAGAGGGAATTAACGGACAACAACAGGAATGTAAGTAAAACTGTAGAAATTCCCTCCTATTCACAAAGAGCAAAGAAAATAGCCTCATAAGAGAGGAGAAAGGAGGCGGAGTAATGCCTAATACATTGAGTAAAGAGAATGAGCTCCAGAGAAAAGCCTTTGAGCTGTATTATGGCTTAGGAGATAAGAGATCCCTTAGAGCGGTAGCAGAAACCATAGGGAGAACGGAGAGAACGGTAGCAGGTTGGAGCAGGGCTTTTAACTGGGTAGCTAGAGTAACACAGAGAAATATAGAGAACGCTCAGAACAGTAATGAGGCTAAGATCACAGCGGAGCTAACGGATGTACGGACTAAGTACCGTATCCTTATCAATAACCTTATGGCTGATTTTAGTAAGGATATTGCACAGGGCAAGGTAAAAGTAAAGAATATTAACGATTTTGAGAGGCTGGTTAAGCTGGATATGCTCCTTATGGGAGAGGCTACAGAGCGTGTAGAGCGTGGCGGTACACAAGAGCTCTCACAGGATGCTAAGGATCGCTTAGATGAGATCGCTCAGCTTATGAAAAGTGCTAAGAAGTAGTGCAGATTGTACAATGGGTATAAGGTTTTTCTCTAGGGAAAATACAGAGCCCTTTGTAAGAATTGCACAAAGGAAAAGAAAAAAGGTAAATAAATCTAACTTTTTAAGGTTTATGTGATTATGTTACTTATCAAACATAAGGAGGTAA